CTTTTTTAGGATCTTTTCTTTTTGCCATTTTTTAATACAGTTTGTAAAGTTTTAGCTTGCCCAGCGTGTGATTTAGAAGCTTTTTTAAGCGCGCTTATTACTTTTTTTACTTTTTTTCTTCTTTGATTTTTCAACACCTTTTATAACTCCTTTGTTTTTTGAAGCATAGAAAACAGCTTTAGCATCTTTGCCGTAAGTCTTTTTCATAGACTTCATAATCTTTTTACCCTTTTCGTTTAGTGGCACCTTTTTTCCTCTTTGCAAATGTAGCAACGTTAGTCGGCTTACCGCCGACTCCTTGTGCTTTTGATCTCTTTCTAGACACAGCAGATTTTATTTGACCTTTAGACATGCTCATAGCTTTTGCTCTGGGGACACACTTGGGGTACTTTCGCTTAGCGTCTTTCTTTTGTTTAGACCTACCACACTTGGCAAAGCCTCCACCCTTCTTTTTAGAACCAATGTCGACCCAATCCTGCTTAAACCACTTCGCTAATCCTTTATGACCAGACATTAACTTTTCTTTGTTTTCTTTCGTCTATTTTTCATAACAGCACCACAACCCTTTGCAACACCGCCTTGAGAGAAACTAGAAACTTTTTTACGATCTTGAGATATTTTATTAAAATCTATTACCTCTCCACCCATGGCTTTTTTAGGACCTTTAAAGTCTTTTCTCTTTACGCCACTAGGATCTTTAATCTTTCCCGCACAAATCTTAGAAGCATAGGCATTTGCATATGCTGAGGGATAAACTTTAAATTTACGCTTAGCTGCAGCTTTACCTCTTGGACATAACTTAGTCATTATTTTTTCCTTACTGTTTGTTTAGCTCTAGCGAAAGCTTTTGCTGTAGGAGCGCCTTTAGCACCCTTTTTACGCATTTTACCACCGCGTTTACGTTTAGCATGAATATTAGCGTAAAGACCTGGCCGTGCCATTATCTTTTCCTCTTAGGCTTTTTCATAGCTTTTTTCTTAGCAGCAACAATAATATCCCCTCTGGTAATTTTATCTCTAGGTGGATACATAGCTGCTAATCTTTTATTCTTAACTGCTTTTTTCTTTGTCTTTTTCATAATTTTCCTATCTGCTAGATATCTCTAACACACTTATAATTATACTCAAGTCATTACCGTTTTGAGCTTGAGCCTGTATTTTTTCTGACTCCTTAGCTATTAGTGGAGCGGGAGCTGCCACAGAGCTGTCAGACGTATCCTGCGCCATATTACCTGTCGCTAGAATTTCTTGGGATCTTTTAGCTTGTATAGTACGATCCGTTTCTAAATTATAACTTATACTGTTACTATCTACAAGTGATACAGATATATTACAATCATTAGCAGTATCCTCGTTCGACACACGAATAGATTTAATTATAGCAGCTTTTTCTGCTGGCACAGTGTATATTGTTGTCAAAGCGTTAGTAGATAATTTAGCTTTAAAGTTTGTGTATATATTAGACATTTACGATAAAAAAAATGAAAGCCTTTCTTCTTCTTCTTTTAATGTTTCAGGCACATAAGTATTATTTAAAATAAATATAACTTGTTCTAGAGTTTGAACTAGTTGAGATAGTTGCTCTCTACTATATTCTTCCGTTGCTTCTGGTAAACGTGGTGTTACGATTTTAGCCATTAAGCTCCTCTCATTCCATCTGGTTTCATATCTAATCTAAGTGTTCCATATCTCCACTTATCATCAACATTGCCACTAGATATTCTTACTGCCACCTGTCTGCCTCTTATTCTAGTATCTTTTTTAGTTGTACTAGTTGCTACTTCAAAAGGTCCGTGTGATCTTTGTGTTCCTGAAGGATACGGTCTAGTTTTCATAGTTACATCAACATTGCCTACTTGGTTTTTAAAATCAGGAATAAATCTAGAAATAGACATAAAGTTATCACCGTCTGCAATATCTATGTCTCCTGACTCAATGTGATTTGCCATCGCTGCTCCGTCATCATTGCTTCCTGTTTCGTGAAGATAGACAAAAGTTCTACCTGCTTTTAATCCATTTATTGTAGAGATAGTAGAAGTAGTGTCAGCAGATTCAAACTCTGCAGCGTAAGGAACTTCATAAACACCATAATCTGCCCAAGCACTTCTAGCTAAAGTTCCTATATACCAAAGGTTTTCTGCATAATTATAAACAACTAACCTATCTATTTGATCAGAGTTAGCTGAAGCATAAAACCACATAACTTCATTGTAATTAGAATTAGATGCACAGAATACATCTTGTTTCGCGTTTTCATTAATATCATCAAATACATAATCTTGCACACTACAAGGTATCTTTTTTACTGCACCATCATATAAGAAGAAAGAATCATTACTCATCCAGAATGAGTTACCAGATACGTCAACGGCTGCATTAATACCAACAGCTCCACAATTAGAACCGATTTGTTTAAAACCAAAAGTTAAAGGTGCACCAATAAACTGCATTTGATACAAAGCTGTATCTGTCCATATCATAACAGCACCTCTTGATCTAACTGCTGTATTAATTTGGTTACCGTCAGTTAATCTAAAAGAACCCGCAGTGTTAGTTGCAGTCGGTGTCCAATCGCTTGTTGATTCTTGATCAGACCACCTAATAAACATGTTATCTTGTGTAGATGTTGTGCCTATCGTTGTTTCTGTTCCTAAACAAATAACATGTCTGTCATCACCAGAAACAATCATAAATCTTGATTTTGTGGGTGCACCACTTACTTCTGTAGTGCCTGCTCTGTTACTAGATAATCCTGAAGAAGTGTCCCAATAAAACAAACCACCATCAAACTGTAAGGCTAATACGTCTTCACCCCAGTTATCTAATGCCCATTTCGCTGATTGAAGTAAAACACCCTCACCACCAGTTAATCCTTCACGAGTGGTGTTCCAAGTGCTTGTGCTCCATGTGCCTGCGCCCCAACCATAACCAAACAGTGCCACTGCAGCTCCTGTGTTTACTTGATAACTAGCATTAGCTGTAGCTCCTGTAGCACTACCGGAAGCATTAGCTGGGGCTTGAATAGTGTATGTGTCTGAACTGGGTACTGTCAAGATCTCAAATTCACCTTGTAAGTTAGCTTGTGTTAACCCTCCAACAGCACCACTTACACTAGCAATGGTAACAAAATCACCTATTAAGGCGCCATGACTTGCGTCTGTTACTGTTACTGTAGAGGAGCCACTGGTTGTTGCAAACTGAGTTATGTTGCCTGTCCCAGTAGAACGAATTGGAGTTATGTCTGCATAACTATCTTCAGAATAAGCGTATAGTTTTTTATTAGTTCCATAAATGGCGTATTTAACACCACCAAGGTCAGAGTATGTTAGAATAGCTCTTGTTGCACCTACGAGTGCATCACTAGTAACTTTTTCCCAACCGCCTATCTTTTCTGGTAATCCATAGCGAAAACGAACGTTATCGCAATCTACCCATTTACCCTCTGCGCCGTATTCAGTATTTTGTTTATCTATACCTGGCGCTATCTGTAGTTTTGTTAGCGGCATAATTATATCGCGGTGTCATAAATTCTTATAAAACGATCAGTGCCGTTTACGTTAATACGTATTGCACCTACTTTTGATCCACCTGTATCTGTAGAAGATGAAATGCTTTTTGATCCGTCAGAAGCACTTGTACCGTCAAATCTTATAAACTCTTGATCATCGTCGCCTTGATCTAAAGTTAAAACTGCTATCGCACCAGAGGAGCTAGCCTGATCTATTGTAACAAAACCACTTGTTGGTGAAGATGTTCCGAATCCTACTTTATCTGCGGAACCGTCAATAAATAATGCATGTGTTAAAGTATTTGTTTCTGCTCTAAAATCTAAAGAACCACCAGAATCATTAAAAGTAAAACCACCACCGTCAAAGTCTATGTTTCCTGTAGCTTTTACACCACCGACAACATGCAACTCTGTTGAAGGAGAGTTTGTTTTAATACCTACACGGTCATTACCTGCATCAGTAAAAAACAAGTTTGCATCGCCATTACCTTCGATTCTAAAGTCTAAGTCCGCTGAGGACTCGTTAAACACAAAACTACCACCATCAAGAGAAACATTACCTGCAACGGTTAATGTTCCGTTAGCCGTGATATTTCCTGCATCGTTCAAGACATCGAACATCGTAGATCCATCAGAATATAAAATGTGTTTAGCACCTTGAACAAGATTGACACCTGTTCCACCTGAAGGTTTAAAAGTTAAGTTATTACCACTGTGTGTTGTAGCATCGTCGACAATGTACCAAGTCTCCACCGCCTCACAACTCATGGTTGTGGCACCCGATAAAGTTCCTGTTAATTTAATGATCGCGTTACTTTGTTCATCCGTAGTAGAACCATCAGTTGCAGTTAAAGTATCGGTTGTGCTAGCAATAGCCACCGAAACATAACCCTTTGCTGCTGATTCTATTTTTTGTAAATTGTTGTTTGTAATAGTACCCCAGGTTCCGGAGTTTTCTCCGCTGGCCTGAAGCTCTAAATTTAAAGTGCTTGAAAATGTTGATGCCATTTATATCTCCTTACCCTACGTCATCTAATAAAGCTGCAACTATGCATGTCACTGTAGAAGAAGATGAAATTGCATGTATATCAGCGACAGTTGTATTTGGTAAATTACCAAACCAAGAGTGCCCTGCAGCTATTTTAATTGCATCAGTTGCAGAAGTAGATGCTGTTCCTGCGTCTAAAACAATGTAAACATCATTTGATGTGTCTGTATTTTTTATAAATAAAAAATTCACTTTATCTCCTGTAGCGACAGCAGTTGGAGCAGTATCATCATCAACAGCTGTGTAGTCTATAAAACTACCTGCTATTAAATCTGTGCTAGAATTAGATACGCTTGTCAGTTTATAATACCATTTATCATTAGCATCTGCTGGTGAAATAGTAACATTAGCAGAGATAGTTTTAGATATCTCATCTGGTAAAACTGTTACATTTAAACTTACTGTTGCGTCATTAGCCATTAATCTGTGCTCCCTGGTTCTACATCAGTATAAGTTACTGTTTGTGAGTCGTCAATCTCACTCCAAATAAAGAAGTCTGGAGATCCAACAGAAAGTGAAACTAAATTTTGAAAAGCCTCACCAAAAGCTGTTTCTTCTCCAATAGCTGATGTAATTACTCCTGCAGAAGTTGGTGATACGTTTGCTCCACCTGTTGCTACTTCTGTGCCTAAAGAAAATGTTGCCACGTTAGTGGACGGAGATATTGTTGCACTTCCTGTTACAGTTTCATCTCCAATCCCAGAGGTAATAGCAACACCACTAACAAAAGGTGATCCTACGTTTTGAACACCACCACCTCTAACGGAGGCTATGGCAAACTCAGATATTGTGCCGTGGCCAAGTAACATTATTAACCTTTTGGATTATCACTTCTTACTTTATTGTAAGCTGTTTTGTAAGCATCCCATTTTGTAGAATCTCCACCTATTTCTTTTTCACAATATGCTTCAGCAAAATCTTGTAAGGAGGGATACTGTGCAAGACGATTTATTTTATATAAATCTGGATCACTCCAAGCTTCCACTTTTGTCCAATCAATAGTCACAGCTTTATTATTAGCATCCACTGCCACTATATCTGTTTTGCTATTTCCATTTATTGAAACTGCATCGCTGTGAATTGCTCTGATTGCTTTGTGTAAATCAGCCATTATGCTAGTACCTCCATAACTGTAATTGATTGAACTGTTCTTGCAAACTGAGCATTGTCAGTATCATCATGTGTTCTACCATAATACAAAGTGCCTCCACCTACAGCAGCACCTTTTACTTTGTAAGTTACTTGTGAGGTTGTATTTGGACTATCTAAACACATTATATTAGGATAGAGCAAAATAGTATTTCCTATAGTTCCCCCATAAGCACCAGAACCAAAAGCTCTTGATCTATTACTTGAAGCATCGCCTAAAGCAATTTGTGTTGAATCTCTAAATAATTGTCCAGAAATAGCATTATCACTTGAATGAATACTAAGATTTACATTAACAAGGATTTTACTACTAGTAGCAGAAGGTGTAATATTTACACTTAATCCTGTAACATCAACAAAACTAGATGAAGTAGTCGAAAACACGTCTGTTTTCAAAGTTTGTATAACTTGTCCTATTTTTCCTTGTCCTATAGAAGTATACTCAGTTCCTGCTAAATCTAAAACATCACAGTGTAATGTGCCATCAAAATATCCATCTTTAAATTCTTTTGATGTCGAGCCAATATCCACATCATTATCTGTAGTGGGTTCCACAACACCATCTTTAATGCTGAATTGATCTGTGCCACCTATCTTAACATCTATTTGATCATCTGTATCAGCATGAAGACTTGTGTCACCATCAGTATCTAAAATTAATTCATTACCATTTAAGTCTGAATCTAATGGGCCACCAACTGCACCAGATATCTCCACGATGAAGATTGATGCGCCACTTGCAGGTGCCGTACTGAATGTGATTGATGCTCCGCCTGAAGCTAATGTGTAATCCGTGCCTGGTTTTTGTATAACACCATCATGTGATACTAATAATTGTGCTGCAGATCCTACTTGTGTCCCTAAACTAAATGTTGTGTTAGAACCGTTATAAGTATTACCACTCGTATCTAAAACTGCAAAGGTGCCACTTTCAATTGATTTTCCTATATATGCCATATTTACTCCGTTGGTTTTACAGGAAAGTTTATATATTTCCCATCTTCAAATTTCATTTTTTCTTTTACCTTTTCTATGGTATCCAATCCAGAAGTCATGTCTCTTAATGATTGACGGTATGTTTTCATATTATCAGATAAAGTTCTATCTGAACTTGCAAGATAATCAGTGTCTTTTAAAAGACCATTTCTAACTATTCTTAAAATCGACAACTCTTCAGTCAAAGATGTTCTATCTACCATCTCGGCATCAGTCATTTCTCTAGTTGTTTCTGGTTTTCCTTCTCCGTTGTATATTGTTATATTATCGTTTGCCATTATGTTCTTTTCACTCCATAAACTACAACTTTTGCTCTACCACCAAAATTACCTTGTGATGTAAACCAATAAAAACCCGTATGTGTTCTTGAACCAAAATCAGTTGCAAAACCTCCACCAGTTGAAATGCCAGAGTAACCACTATTTTTCATATAAGAAGTATGATACCAAAATGTAGTTTCTACACCGCTTGTTACAGGATTATTAACCCATAGAACTCCACTAAGTCCTTGATTAGATGTTCCGTTTTGAGCCACTGATAAAAAAGGATAAGAATTATGATAATCTTGTGAACTATCTCCTTCTCCTGTTTTTTGAAAATAATATCCTCTGTAAGTATTATCGGAGGTTGCACCTGTATCATTGTAAAATTTAAATTTAATATGTGTATCTGCTGTTGCACATTGAATCTGGTCCATGGTTATAAGATAGGTATCATAAGTGGATGAGAATATTCCATTGTGTGCATATGCACCACTTGTACCCAAACTTACAGAGGACACTTGCACTAGATTATTAGGAGTGCCAGTTATGGTTCCCGTAAAAGCATAGTTAGCACCTAAATCTAATTTAGTATTACCTACTGCGTCATCAGCTATATCTCCAGTTGCTATTGTGCCGTCTGTAATTCCACCTGTGGGTATTGTTGTTTTACTCATCTATCCTCCTATAATTTATCCATTTCTGCTTTTACTTTTGTCCATGTAATTTCTGAATGAGGACAAGTTCCTGTTGTAATTGCAGTGCCATTGTTTTCGCCAGTAACCCATTGAACATTATTATTAAAATCATTTTCATTAGCCATATCACCATCAACTGTATATTGTGTGCCAGATTTTAAAGTATTTATAGCTGAATAAAATTTTTGTAAATTATCCATTATGCAAGTACCTCCATCACTGTGATAGTTGAACCATGTTGATTTTGACTTATTCTTCCGTTAGACCCCGTATTAATTTTAGCATAAACAGTGTAAGTAATTTCTTCTGTTGTTGAGGGGCTATCAAGAAACATTGCTGTTCCTCCACCTCCTGCCTCTTGTGTGTAAGAACTATCTTGTCTTGATTTTGCTACTTGATAATCGTCACCAATCGCTGTTGCACTAATGCTAGAGTGATTTTTGTAAAATTTAATTAGAGTTTCACCACCTTGTGAAGTTGTAGAGGTATGAATAGCACTTGTGGAAGTCATTATTAAAATTTTACTAGATGTAGAAGAAGGTGTTATTGCTACCTCCAATCCAGAAGTAGCATAAGAAGTTGCAGTTGTTTCAAACTGGTTTGTTTTAGTTCCTTGAACAATCTGACCAATTTTACCAAAACCCGATGTTCCATTAATTCCTATTGTACTAAGTGCCATGTTTACTCCTTGCTATTTGCATCCTTCACAGCCTTGATATGTGTGTACCAAGAACCTGTCTTATCTAATTTACCATCATCAATATCATGGTACAGTTTATCTAATTGTTCTTGCCATGATAAGTATTCTATTCTTCTTTTAAATAAAACATTGTCTAAAGCTTCTTTACTATTTGCAGTAGATTCTAGTGCATTTAATTGAGAATCTGTGGGTTTTGCTACACCAGAGACATTCCATGTTTTAATAAAAGGTTTTGATACACCACTTATCATATCGTCTTGCACTTCTATGTTTAATCTTTCATTTTGATAATCTTTAGAATTAGATTCTAAATAAACTTTTATTTTAGTAATATATTGAGCCATATTATACCCCTACCAATTTATAACCACCAAATTCATTATAAGCTAAATTAGATAATAAATTTGCGGCATTATTACTATTATTATTACCAACTGAAGCATAAACTTCTACATAATCATCAGCGTCTAAATCAGCAATAACTGCTGTTGTACAACTAATTGCTCCTTGAACACTACTAACCGAAGAGTGATTTCCAGTATGAGCAATAGATGTACCATTTTTATAGATTCTTGCACTTATTTCAGCTTGATCAGTTACACTACCTGAACTGGTATTATGCTCTTGAAAACCTATTCTTGCATATAAAAAATATTTACCTGCAACACCTGGTGTAAATCTATAATTTGTGCTTGCATCATACACGGAATCTGTATCAAAAACTTCAGAAGCAAAAGCTACTTTTGTAGCACTATCATGAGGTATACTTTGAGTAGCAGATAAATTAGCCATGAAAGCAGGAGTATTTTTACCACCAACTAATGAAACATCAATTCTTTTTATTGTTCCTGCATCAGATATTAAAAGTTCATCTGTGTCCGCAGGAGCAGAAGTTAAAGCTGTTTGTCCTGATATAACATTATTATTTAAGTGTTCACTTTCTACTGCATCATCTGCTATAGAACTAGCTGTTACAGAATCATTAGAAGGATTAATTGTTCCTACTGCTTTAGCTTGATGAATTACATAAATATTATTTGTGCCAGAAGGAGGTGCTCCAGTAAATGTAAGTGTAGTTCCGCTTATGCTATAAGCAGAGTTTGGATCTTGACGAACATTTTCTACAAAGACCTCTATGTCAAATACTGAACTAGGTGCAATGTCTAATGTAAAAGCTGTTGTGCTTCCATCACCACTAAACCTCTTACCTTGAAGAGATTGAAAAGTATTTCTGGTATCTAAAGGTGTACCAATAAAAGGCATCTTATGTTATCTCCATTATTGACAAAGCAATGTCAGCTGCACCTGATGCCGCTAATGAAAGCGTATCGGTGGTTTCCATTACTACTTTGTTGCCCGCGAGCAACTCTAAAGTTCCGCCAACAGGAATAGGTGCATTAGTAACAAGCTCAACCGCCTGGTTGGCCTCGTCATTTGCTCCTGCTCTGTTAGAGGTGTCTGAACTTAAAGTAACTGAAGCAGTAATTTGTCCAGTTGT